GAACGTCATATAAAGACTCTAGAGCGTAATGCATACCTTTTTCCTCCGCTTGCATAAGAAGATCACTTATTTTTTTCTTGAGAAGCGATTTTGAAATAACTGCTTCGTCTTCTGCTTCATCAGGAATAGTAACAGTCGGCATTGATGGATTACCTTGTCCTGGTTGTGTTCCAGGTAGACCATAGTATGACGTATTACTTCTAACAGCAGCTCTCTGCCCGTTAGCTATAATTGGAGGATTGGTTATATCGCCCCCGTAACCCTCAGTATATACTTGTTGTAATTCTCTTAAAAAGCTACTCATTGATTATATTTATTCTTATATTACAATCATGTATGGAAAAAAAGCACGTTAGTTATGAATATATTTCTTTCATAGTCGATCTATTAGAGCAACGCGTTTGTAAAGACTATGATTTTATTGTAGGTGTAGGTAGAGGAGGTCTTATTCCTGCAACAATGCTAGCATATAAGCTTAAAAAGAAAGTAGTTTGTTTTGGTATTAACACTTACGATGATATGGTTCAAACAGACAAATATGTTATATACCAGCCTATACCTGTACATACTGCTAAGAAGAAGGTGCTCGTGGTGGATGATATTTGCGACACAGGTAATACATTTAACATTATAAGAGACATCTATCAAAAAGAAGCTCATTATGAAATAGAATTTGCGTCATTGTTTGTTAGGGATAGTAAATCTCATTTAGTAGATTATTATGGCTTATCAGTATCGGATGGTATCTGGTTATCTTTCCCTTGGGATGATGTTTGATTATAGATTTTCATAAATATTACTATATAATGAATTATGGATCGTACGTTGGTTTGTCTCATAACAGGTAGTAAGTATACGTTTGCAAAAGATTATTTTAATAAGAAGGTAGAGGAGTTCGGAGATGTAGATACTCTTAAAAAATACTTCATTACAAGAAGAGTAAAGTCTCTTATTTCACGTGGCTATAGTGTAGAAGAGATACGTAATATTTTAAATGTCACAGAGAGCAATCTACCTAGTCCCGACTCTCAAGACGTAAAGGATATTATGAATTTTTATAGTATTAAAAAGGATAATTCTAAACGATCTTCACCGAACTTTAATAGCCATAATTCTGATCCAGACGTGGCTGTTTTGATAAATAATATAAAGAACTTAAAACTATGACTAAAAAATTTATACCACAGATAGGAAGCAATAATACAATAAAATTATTTGACGCATCAACAGGACAATTACACAGAGTAATAAGCGTAGACGGTGAGATTATCTCACAGCCTGTATGTGTAGAAAGTGAAATGTACGTTACTGTTAAACGTGGTGAACATACATCAGTTAAGTTCTATTCACTACCTAATGGTGGACTGAAAAAAACACAACCTCTTTGATAGACATAATCATTTTAAAGCGTAAATAACTTTATGTTGAGGGAGTATAGTATTTTTGAGGAGCAGATTAGTCGTAAGCCAAATAGATATCCATGGACGGAAAAATTTATTGAGGCTATGCACAATGGGTTTTGGACGGATAAGGAGTTTAGTTTCGAGTCTGATATACAACAGTTCAAAGTCGAGCTAACAGATCAAGAGCGTGACATTATTGTTCGTACATTATCTGCTATTGGTCAGATTGAAGTTGCTGTAAAGACGTTTTGGGCTAAGTTAGGTGAGAATTTACCTCACCCATCGCTACAAGATTTAGGTTATGTTATGGCTAATATTGAAGTTATCCATAATAACGCCTATGAAAGGCTTATTAGTATTTTAGATTTAGAAGATATCTTTGAAGAGAATCTTAAACTTGAATGGATTCAAGGTAGAGTTAAATACCTACGTAAATATACTCACAAGTTTTATAAGGATTCTAAAAAGCAATATCTCTATGCATTAATCTTGTTTACATTATTTGTTGAAAACGTTTCCTTGTTTTCGCAGTTCTATGTAATTAACTGGTTTGCTAGATTTAAAAACGTATTAAAAGATACAGATCAGCAAGTTAAATATACCCGTAACGAGGAGAACATTCATGCCCTTGTAGGTATTCAACTTATCAATACTATTAGAGAAGAGTTACCTGAATTATTTGACGCAGAGTTAGAGGAGCGTATTAAGCACGAGGCGGAAGAAGCGTTTAAGGCTGAATCTAAAATCGTTGATTGGATGATTAATGGTATAGATTTACCTGGTTTATCTGCACCTATTCTAAAAGAGTTTATTAAAAACAGGATTAATGAGTCTTTGGTAAAAATTAATTTTAAGCCTGTTTTTGAAGTAGATAAAGATCTTTTAGAGTCTACCATGTGGTTCGAAGAAGAACTTCTTGGTAATAATATGGCTGACTTCTTCCATACAAGGCCGACAGAATATTCCAAGAAAAATCAATCCTTCGGTGAAGACGATCTATTTTAATTTATGCGAGAATATAAGTGGCTTAACAAAGATTCAAGAAAGTTCCTCGAAAGAGGTTATTTAGAACAAGGTGAAACTCCAGAACAACGTATACAAGATATTTCTGATAGAGCTGAAGCTCTATTGAATATTGATGGCTTTTCTGATAAGTTTCATGATTATATGGCGAGAGGTTTTTACTCTCTTTCATCACCAATCTGGTCTAATTTCGGTCGTAAGAGAGGTTTACCTATTTCTTGCTTCGGTAGTTTTATACCAGATGATATGGAACAAATCCTTTATAAGGTTGGTGAGATAGGAACCATGTCTAAAGTAGGAGGAGGTACATCTGCATACTTTGGTGCAGTGAGAGGCAGGGGAGCTCCTATCTCTTCTGGAGGACATGCTACAGGCGTTCATCATCAGCTTACAGTTTTTGATTCCCTTATTAACTATGTCTCACAAGGTAATGTAAGAAGAGGATCTTTTGCAGCATATCTTCCTATTGATCATGCTGATATTGATGAGTTTCTTAAGATTCGTTCAGACGGTAATACCATTCAAGATCTATCTATTGGTGTATGTGTTACTGATGATTGGATGAAATCGATGATCGAGGGAGATAAAGAGAAGCGTAGGGTATGGGGATCAGTTATTAAGAAGCGTTTTGAATCTGGTTATCCTTATATCTTCTTTACTGATAACGCTAATAATCAAGCTCCTCAGATGTATAAGGATAAGGGTCTTAAAATTAATGCATCTAACTTATGCACAGAGATCTTTCTTTCTACTAGTGAGGATGAATCATTTGTTTGTGATCTCTCATCTATCAATCTTGAAAAGTGGGATGAGATTGCTGAAACCGACGCAATTGAAACGCTAGTATATTTTCTTGACGCAGTTATGTCTGAGTTTATCTTAAAGACTGATGGTGTTAAGTTTATGGAAGCTCCGCGTAAGTTCGCCATCAATCAACGCGCATTAGGTGTAGGTGTATTAGGATGGCATTCATTGCTTCAGGCTAAGCTTATTCCGTTTGAATCAATGGAAGCTAAGATCATTAACAATGATATTTGGAAAACTATTAGAGAGAAAGCCGACAAAGCAACTTATGAATTGGCTGAGATTTTTGGTGAGCCTCCTGCTCTTATAGGTTATAGGAGACGTAACTCTACAACTCTTGCAATTGCTCCTACTACCAGTAGTTCATTTATATTGGGTCAAGTATCTCCTTCTATCGAACCTCTTAACTCAAATTACTTTGTTAAGGATCTAGCTAAAGGTAGATTTACTTATAAGAATCCTCATCTCGAAAAACTGCTTAAATTAAAAGGTAAGAATGATCAAGATGTATGGAAAGATATATTAACACATGGAGGATCTGTACAGCACTTAGAATTCTTAACTAGAGATGAAAAGGATACGTTTAAAACTTTTGGTGAGATATCACAAAAAGAAATAGTAATACAGGCTGCACAGAGACAGCAATATATTGATCAAGGACAGTCGTTGAACCTGATGATTGGACCATCTGTCAAGCCTAAGGAGGTAAATGAGCTTCTTATATATGCCTGGGAACAAGGAATTAAGTCTCTCTATTATCAGCGCTCAGCTAACCCCTCACAAGAATTAGCTAGATCTATATTAGCATGTTCTTCTTGCGAATCTTAATACAACCCCTTACATACTATAACAAGTAAAAAACTCCTATCTTACCCTAGGAGTTCTAAATAATCTTATGAAATGGAAATACCAACTAAGCGAAGAAGAAGAAGCCTTAAAGGCTACTCCACAACAAATCTTTATAACTACTTCAGGCGGTGAGAACTCGTCAGGAAGTGTAAGAGTTTCAGGTAACACTATTTTCTTTTACTCAGATGTTACTGAGCAAAGCGCTCTAGACCTTAATCAAGCTTTACATGATCTAGATAACAAATTACATCAACTATCTATCCTAGCAGGAGATGATTTTAAACCTTGTATTAAATTACGTATTAACTCCTACGGAGGTTCTCTCTTTGCTGGCTTAGCGGTTCTAGATACTATCAGAAATATTAAGAGTGAGATTCATACATATGTTGATGGGTCTGCTGCTTCAGCTGCTACGATTATATCGATTGCAGGTTCTAAAAGATTCATCGGTAAGAACTCTATGATGCTTATTCATCAGTTAACTACAGGGGCTTATGGTAAGTTTTCTGAGCTCGAAGATGATATGGAGAACAATAAGCGCTTAATGAAGATGATAAAGGACATCTATAAGCAATATACAAAGGTCCCTATGAAAAACATCGATGAGATTCTCAAGCATGACTTGTGGTTCGACTCTGCTAAATGCTTAGAGTTTGGGTTAGTAGATGCTATTTTGTAATACTCTATGATGGTGGAGGTCCACCGCCATGTACATGTTTCTGGAGTGAAATACCTCCAGAAATTATATCTCCGTCTGCTATTATTTTGCCCTTACATATAATATCACCATAAACAGTTAATTTACCTGCTACCTCTAAATTACCACCTATAACGACATCTTCTTTTATACTTGCATTACCGGTAAAAGCAGCATCCGGAGCAAATACATTAAAGTTTGTTCCTGTAACTATAATAGCTCCGCCTGAGTTAATATAGGTAGTACCGGTTGAAACAAGGTTAACTTGGGCTCCAGAGAAATAAGATAATCCTTTACCTGCAAGTTTTATTTGACCTATTCCATTAACTTCAAATCCCCCAGGACCCACATTCATATATAGTTTGTTACTCGCTACTATATTGACTTTACCGAAAGGTATGGTAGAGTACGTATCTTTCCCTGCAAAACTAGGTGTTGATGCATATGTAGATATGAGAGGAGAACTGGTATCTATTATCTTTAAAGATTTTAATACTTGCGATCCTTTAGGATTAATATAACCAGAATCGATAGGTATAGGTACGGCTCCAGCAGATATTAAAATATCTTTTGCGACATTTACAGTCATGTCTCCACCTTCACCCATTTTCTGTTCAAGCTCAGTCATTCTAGACGATTTACTTAAAACAAAATCAGAGTATTTATTTTTAATATTAAGTTCTTTAAATTTACCACCTTCAACAGAACCTCCCTCCGAATTAAAAGACCCGATAGTAGGGAAAGTTGTACCTGTATTATTTGTCTGACCTCCTACAGCTAGAGTAGGCGCGCAATGAACAGCGGCTAATTCGCCTCTTAAGTCTATGTATTCCGGTAGTATAGGATTATTTTTATCAAATAAAGTTGGTTCTCCTGCTGTAATATGAATAGTGCTACCGGAATTTATATTATACGTACGCTTGGTATATACGGATCTATGTCCTTGTACGTCACTAAAACTTTCACCTAATATTTTTTCTTGATCATTAGTAGGACAAAAAAAACTAGATGTCTGACCATCAAAGGTAATATCGTGTCCGTGGATAGAGGTCTCTGACATAGTTTCTTGACCAAAAGTATTATTTACTACTTTTGATCCACCGCTATGTACTGTACCTGTTGAGCTTCTATATTTGTCTTGTGCCATTTTTTAAAAAAAAGTAAGTGTTATTTCTTTGGAGGACTTATTATATCTGCTGTTTTATTTGCATCTCTTGCTATAATAGGTGCTATTCTTGATATTTGTTGATCTGACGCAGTATTAGCTATTACTTCAATTCTTGATTGTATAGATATATTACGATTAACTAGCGCTGATCTTTGTGCAGCGGTTAGATTACCACTGGCTAGTTTTTGAATATTAGCTACCCGCTCACTACTTATAGAATCAGCCTCAGATACTACATCACTAAAGACTGTAGCAGGCACAGGTGTAACAGGACTATTAGCTATAACTGCCTCACTATCTATAGTAGTACCTTCAGTAACCTCTGTACTTTCTGTACTTGGTTCTCCATATTTATAGTTTTGATCCTGACCAGGAGCGTTACCAAAAACACCTGATCTAGTAAAGAACGCCTTTTGTTCATCTTGGGTAGGTAATTTACCTATTACAATAGGCAATGACCTACTTCCGTTAAGAAATGCTACTAATACTCTAGTATTTACTTCTGGTATACTATATGAACCTAAACCAGTATTCCATGGATAAGCTGGATAATAATTATTACCGTAAGGGTTGTTAACAGGGTTAAGAAACTTTTTTACATTTTCGCTAAAAGAGTCTCTTAATTTCCTACTAAAAAATTTATAAGTTTTTGAAGGAACTCTTCTTGTAGCTTGAGTGGTATTATTATTAGCATCGTATATACCTTGTGAACTTTCACCTACTATAGGTTGCATTACATACGCTAGTACTTCAGTACGAGCTGCAGATTCCAAATCTAGAGATCCGTTAACGTTATTTGATGGTATAGCTTTATAGCTTTCGTTAAATAATGTTGGTGTAATTCCGTTTATTTTAACCAATACATGACCTATAAATCTAACACCCTCCTTGCTAATCGAATTCTCATAGCCAGTACTATCAATAACTATGCCTGAATATACACCAAATAAATTATCCATACTATCTTAAAATAAACTCGTAGCAGCTATACGAGAGGTTGCTCGATCTATTTGCGAAGCTGTATTATTCACCCATCCGTTTAATTTTTCACCTGGCTCCTCTATTTTATCTACTATATTATCAACAACTCCACCTATCGATAAGTCAAATCCTTGACCTATTTTGCTGTTAAATGTTGAACTAAGCTGACCTAATAAATTACCAGCTATACAATTAACTAGCTCTGCTGCAGCGAATTTACAGTTCTCGCTATTTTCAAGCCATTTTTTTGTATCATTATAATCATCCTCTAAAAACTTTTTTAAGTTCTTTACTCGCTGTATAGATGCAGCAATTTGAGCCTGTAAATTTAATACTGTATTTAAAAGCCCAGCAACAGCATTAGTTATTCTACCTACTGTTTCATTTATAATTCCTGAGAGAAAGCCTCCAGGTGCAGAAAGTAAATTAGAGACTCCTCCAGCTATACCGCCTACTACACTCTTTGCTACACTTCCGATAACTCCACCCGCTATAGAAGGTAGAGAGGTTAAAATAGTTGGTAAACATGCTGCAATTTTACCGACAGTACTGGCTTGACGGGCTTTTTCCGCTATAGCCGAAGTTAGGTTATTTACACTATTTAACAAGCTCATATTATATATTTAGTAGTTGAAATACGTTTGGAACTACTATATAATAGATTTATGTTAGTATCCCATGAAACTCCAATTAGTTTTCTCGCTCAATCGAGATCGTATAATGATTATGATTATGCTCTAGTTCATTTGTTTGAAACTCATCCTGAATATTATAACTTCTTTAAAAGTAGTCTGCTACAAGGTAGAGAAGTACTTCTTGATAATTCTATCTTTGAACTCAAAGAATCGTTTAACCCTGAAAAGTATGCGGAGTATGTACGAGAGTTAAAGCCTACATATTTTATTGTCCCAGATGTTCTAGAGGATGCTACTGCTACAATGGAATCATATACTAGCTTCCGTAGCAAGTATATGGATCTTCCTGGTATGTGGATTGGAGCAATTCAAGGTAAAGCATATGATGAAATAGCTGAGTGTTATGCATATATGTCAGCGTTTGCGGATTATATTGCTATTTCGTTTGACTTCTCATGGTATCAACAAATAGGTAAATCTCAAAGCTTTGATCCACAACTGCAGAAATTAGAGCGTATGTGTGATGGTCGTCAGAAGCTCATTAGAATGCTTATTGCGGATGGCTTGTGGAATCATAATAAGCCACATCATTTGTTAGGAAATTCTCTGCCTCAAGAAATGCTACATTACAGAGACTTACCTAGCATAAGATCTGTAGATACTTCAAATCCGGTAATTGCAGGTATCCATAATATTAGATATATTAAAAATTACGGCATGCGTTTGAAGCCATCCGTTATGCTGGCAGATCTAATCGATCATGAAGTTACTGGAGAAGAAGCTGATGATATATTATATAATGTAGCAGAATATAAAAAATTATGTTTGTAGTTAGTTGATCTACTGCAGTAGAGAATAAATATAAGAATGATATATGCCTATAGGACAATTAATATTATTAATGGAAATTATTATTTTGGTATACATAAATCTGTAACCGGAAATATTGATAATTATATTGGCTGCGGTATTAGACGTCAGAGTGATGCTAGGCTTAATAATAGGTTTCATAATGCTGTAAGAAAATATGGTTACGAGAATTTTAAAGTTACTGTTATTATGTTTTTTTCGTGCTATGAAGACGCCTTATCATGGGAAAGAGAGTTTTTAACAAAAGAGGTTGTAGCTGATTCTCGATGCTATAATTCTAAGCTAGGCGGTAAGGGTGGTGGTTATATATGGAGTGACGAGAGGAAAAAGTATCATAAAGAAAATAATACCTATAAAAAAAGCGATGATATGAAGAACAAACTTAGACAATCGGCTATTAATCGCTTTAGTAAGGAGTGCGGTACATTTCAGGGTAAAAAACATACGATCGAAACAAAAAAACGCTTATCTGAATCGCGTAAAGGAGTAATTAGTAAGAATAAAAATAAGAAATTAAATCTGACAGAGGGTCAGAGAATTTTAAAGAGGGATCTTTTTTTAAAAAATGCACATAGCCGGGCAGTGGAGGTAAATAGAAAATTTAGTATTGAGGTGGAAGAAGAGATTAAAAGTAGGTACAGTGGTGCTAGAGGTGAGAAAACAAGTTTAGCTAAAGAATATAACTGCTCTATATCTCTAATAACTAAATTGGTAGGTAAAAGCTTTAAGCATAAAAAGTATGAAAGTTGATCTTAATAAATTAAAATGGGCTGCACTATTTTCGCAGACGGGATCAGAAATATGTAACCTATCGGAAAAGATAGGTACATATCCTAATCTTGTAATATCTGATAATGTCGATATTAATAATTCTTTAGACAGTAGAATAGAACTTAATTGTAAAAGAATACTTTGGAGAAAATATAAAGGATTAACTAAAGAAGAGAAGGTATTATATTATACTAGACACTTAATTGGATATGATGTTATAACTCTTCATGGATGGCTTAACATCGTACCAGCTGAAGTATGTGATGCTCTTAGCATATATAACGGACACCCCGGTTTAATTAATTATTACCCAGACTTAAAGGGAAAAGATCCACAGGTGAGAGCGTGGGGAGACATTAAGAGATACGATGTTCTCGGCAGTGTTGTACATAAGGTAACTCCAGGTGTGGATGAAGGTCCGATAATTTGCTACAGTAAGAAATCTATAATCGGTATAGACAGTCTCGATAAAGTATTTGATACTCTCAAAGAGACATCTTTGGATTCATGGGTTGATTTTTTTAATAATAAACGTTATAATATAGTATGATAATTAGCTTTTCAGGTGCGCAATCTACGGGTAAAAGTACTCTATTAAGTGAGTTTCAGAAGAAGGTTCCTGAATGGGATTATATACCTGAGGTTACGAGGTTAGTTAAAAGAGAGTATGATCTTCCTATCAATGAGGATGGTAATGATCTAACTCAATTTATGATTATGGGTGAGCATTTGCGTAATGCATATGCAAAGAGAGATAAGGCTGTAGTATTAGATAGGTGCTCGTTAGATGGTCTTGTTTATACTCATTGGCTTTGTGACAAGGAGAAAGTATCGATGAATGCTTTTTTGTATGCAAGATATGTCTTTGAAAATACTATTAACAAATATGATTTAATTTTCTATACTTCGCCTGAAGATGTTCCTGTAGTAGATGATGGAGAAAGAAGTATTAATGTTGAATTTCGTAATGAGATAATTGATACTTTTGAAAGGTTTATGAAATCAGATGAGGTACCGTCTTATAAGATAGTAAGGGTGAAGGGTACTGTAGAAGAGCGTATGGAGCAGATATTTGGCGCTCTAAGTATAGGTATGTAGACTTAAAAATAATCTTGAAAAATACAACAGTTAGATTATAATAAATTATGGCATCGAAAACTAAATTAGATAATACAGCAATCGGAAGGCATTTGGGTAAATCCTCTGCTTATATTTCATCCTATGATCCTACGCTTCTCGTAAAAGAGCCTAGGCAGTCAAATAGAACGCATCTAGATATTAGAGAAGGTGATCTACCTTTTGTAGGATTTGATACCTGGAATGGTTACGAGGTTACTGGTCTTACAAATAATGGCTTGCCCGTTACAGGAATTTGTAAGTTTGTTTACCCCTGTAATAGCAAATATATTGTAGAATCTAAATCAGTTAAGCTATACTTTAACTCATTTAGTATGACTAAGCTTGGTAATACTGCAGAAGAGGTTCTTAAAGAAATTGAGAATCGTGCTGTAAAAGATCTTTCTGAATTGGTTGAGTCTAAAGTAAAAGTAACTATGCTTTCTAACTACGAAGCTCTTTGCGATAAAAGAAATGCGATGGACGAATGGAATCATGATCGTAGCGTAGGTGATTCATATATTACTCTAGAAGATGAGTTTCCGGTTGTTGTATCTGATTTAGTATTTAAACACTATACTGAGACTCCAGAGGTTTTGAGAGTTATTGATTCCGTTACAGGTTGCGAAAAGTATCATAGCTCTTTACTTAGATCTCTATGTAGGATTACTTCACAGCCTGACTCAGGTGATGTATATATTCATATTGAAGGTAATAAGACTATTGATCCTATTTCTCTTCTTGAGTATGTAGTTTCGTTTAGAGATGAGAATCACTTCCATGAAGAGATTTGCGAGGCTATCTATAAAAGACTTTGGGACGTACTCAAACCTACTAAGCTTGTTGTTAAGTGTCTCTATGCAAGACGTGGTGGGTGGGATATTAACCCAGAGAGAGCTTCTGATAGAGAATTACTTCACAGCAACCTTAAGAATTCAACTTCGCTTCATATCAAGATGCCTAGACAATAATATATCTATATTATCGTTGACTATAAAAACCGCTATCTAAGATAGCGGTTTTTTTGTTGTATAGCATAAATAATGGTATGCCTGTACCTACGACAAATAACGGTTCAACCTATTATAATATAAACGAATGCAGATCCTTTAATTTGACTGTGGGAACTGCTCTTACTAAGCTATCATCTCAACCATGCTCTGAAATAGAACTCTTCAATAGAACAGGTAGTACTCTTAGTGCATATGATAACGGCTATAGCACTGAGCCATTTGCTATGATGCTCAATAATAATGAGAGTGTAGTTCTTAGAGGATTAACTAATTCTAATCAAGTATCCGCTAAAGCAGCTACGCCTGGTTTAGTTTTCTATAGAACTCAATTCTTCAGTAGTAATCCTTTAAGATCATAATATAACTGGTTATATCTCCTATTAAGTATAAATAACATTAATGAGACTGTTTAGCGAAAAGGTAACACCTACCTTTACTAGCTCTGACCTGAACATCTTAACAGTTGAAGATTTTCAAGAAATCTTTTTCGATGTTTTTGAGTTTGAGATAAACGGTAAGAAGTTTATAGCAGAAAAGATTTCCGAATACAAAGGTTATCCTGTTGTAGATGTGCCGCTAGTATTGGAAGGTAGAGAATTAACTGCTCCGTTTGTTTTGCAACGCGGTAGTTTTGAAGTATTGTTTAATAAAAACAATTCTACTTTTGTTAGAGAGAATCTTGAGGTAGTAGAGGAGGAATATGGTAATTATTCTCATCCAGAAGAAGAGGTGGAGAGTATAATTTTTGAGAAGAAAGAAGATATACTCAAGGAGATTAATTCAGCTAGACTTTCTGCTAAAAAATATGTAGAGAAGGTAAAGCAAGAAAAGCTCGAAGAAGCGTATACTGCTATACAAGAAAAGAAAGAAGCTCTTAAAGCAGAAATAGAAGATTGCAAGAATCAGCTCTTAGAAGAATTTTTAGAATTAGTAGGTAAGGTTAAGAGTGATATTTCATCAGAAGGTACTGCACACAGAGATAGAGTTGATATCTTTATAGAGAAGAGGTTAGATGTTATTACTAAGCAGTTAGTAGATAATATTAACTCTAAGCAAGAAAAAGCTGAATCTAAATTTAGTGAACAGATTAACGAGCTAGCAGCTAATGTTTTATCTGGTGTTCTATTAAAGGAAATCTCTAATAAAACTAGAGATATTGAGAAAGGTGTTACTGCTAAGTTTGAATCGATTTCTAATTCGCTTAGAGGTCTTATATCACAAGAAGTAAAACAGGTTGAGGGGTTAGTTAAGGAAGAGCTTGAAGAAAATAAAAATTTAGTTTACGATCTTCAAAAAGCTAATATAGAGCTTAATGATAGAATTAATAAAGATACCAATAAGTCTCTTAGTAGAATTGGTAATGTTAAAACACAGCTAGAACAAAGCTTACAAGAAGTAAAAGAAAATGTAAAAGAGTTAGTTCTTGATACTGAGAATAAAATTATTGAAGATGTTTCAGCTAAGATAAAAGAAGGTGATGAAACAATTCTAGAATCCTGTATACAGAAAATAGAAGATACAGAAAATAATATATCTAAATTCTATAATGATAGGATATCTATCATACAAGAAGAACTTCAAAATACTACTGAACAAAATAGACGTAATATTATTGATTTGATAAACGAGTCTAAAGAATCTATTTTAGCTGAAGTATCAAATATTAAGGTAGATGTACCTAATATTATTATAGAGAAATCCAATGGTAAACAAGAAGTAGATTTAAAAGGAATTAAATCTGAGTTAGAAAAAATAATAGGTACGAGATTCTCTAACGAATTACAAGCTCTTAAAAGATTGATAGAGATGTCGTCCGGTGGCGGTTCGGTTGCTAAGCAGTTTGCTGCAGGTGGTACGATGGATGGTAGTCTGACTCTAGTAGGAGATTTAATATTTAACCCTGGATCTATAGAGAACGTAAATACTATTCAATTTAATACTGCTCTTGAAACTAATCCCAATACAGGGGAAATAGGATGGAATTCTAGTGATGGTACTCTTGACGTCGGTCTTCAAAATAATGTAACCATTCCTATAGGGGAAAAACAAGTAGTGTATGTTAAAGCAGCAGAAAACATAAAGGTAGGTCAATGTGTATATGCTTCTTCTGCTAGTGGAGGTGGTTCAGGAAACATAATCGTATCTCTTTTTAGTGCTAATGCATCTTTTGTAGATGAATATAGATTTCTAGGTATTGCTACACAAGATTTTACTGCTAATGATTTTGGTTATGTTGCAACTTTCGGTAAAATAAAGAATGTCGATCCACAGTATACAAGAGGTACTGATGATCCTCAATACGGGCTTCCTCGTAATCAAGGATGGAGTGTTGGTACGATTCTTTTTATAAGTGCGAATCAAGCAGGTAGATTTACATCCGTATCCCCGACCTCACCAAATAGGAGAATGGCAGTAGCTATAGTTATAGCTGAAAATGGTAATACAAGAACTCTATTTGTAAGATCTGAACATGGATACGATCTAAACGATTTACATGACGTCAAGATATCCAATCCTCTAAATAACCAATTATTATCGTTCAATCAGATACTTTCGACATGGGAAAATACCTCTAATTTAAATGTTACTTCTCTATCAGCGTCTACTATATATACAAATAATCTAGAAGCTTTATCAGCTAATATTACTGTAATAGATATTAAGCAGTATGAATTAAGCGGCTTTAATGTACAAGGTAATTCTACAATTCAAGGAAATGTAAGTGCTTCAGGTAATATAGCCGCTAGTAACATGACCATAAATAATCTTCAGGTTGCTACAAATGAAATTGGACCATCTTTAACATATACTTCCGGAAACCTAACTCGAGTTGATTATGATAGTGGAAATTATAAAATATTTAGCTATACTGACGATATATTAACACAAATTGATTATGTTGTTGGAAGCACAACTATTAGAAAAACATTGAACTACAACCTGGATGGAACACTCGCATCTGTCGATCAAACTACTATATAATATGAAAAATCAAACTACAACAGGAGGGATAAATTAAGACATGGCATTTATTCTTGACATAACCAAACGAGCCGCGACTGAAGGCGTGTCCGCCGTCAGCATCACATTTGAAGAGTGGTTTACCGCTAATGACAGCTTGCAGGCTGGCGACTACATAATGGTGTGCGCTGTAAATGCAAGCGGTTTGAACGCGCTGACGCTGACAAGCGCCACTGGAACATGGACGCGCTTGAATAATGTCGACACTCCGCGAGCCTCGAACTTCCGTGCGCAAATTTGGTGGCACAAATATAATGGAACGACTCTTCCCACCGCTCCCACAGCCAGCGGTGTGTCGGCAGGCTGGGCAGCATTTGCTTGGGTCGTGCGAGATGCGCCCGATGTGGTTGATGAATCGTGGATCGATGCAACAGCGCGGGTAGATGCTGGTGCCGTTGCTACTGCCCGTGTATTTTCTCTCCCAAGCGTCACAACGACAGCCGCTGATACTCTGTTGCTCGCGGTTTTTACAGCTGGTACTGCCGCTGGTTTTGAAACGCCTGACAATTTTTGGGGAGTCGATTTTTCCATTGGTCGAGTCAGCGACAACAGCACGATCTCAAATCCTACGGTTCGCGCCACCGTTGCAAGCCGCGCACAATACGCCGCCGGCGCAACGCCCGCTTATGACTATGTTTCTGGCACGGCGATCCGCGCGCAGTATTGGACTATTGCTATTAAAAACAAAGTTGGCGGGACAAAGCCCGTGGGGATCATTAACCCACCTACTCGCATCACGGATTTTTACAACAACGACACGTTCTCAGTCGCGAGTCTGTCAAGCCTATCGACTCTGCACGCCACGATTGACGGCCAGCCGACATTCGCTCCAGCGTCGATTGGAGCTGTCATAAGTAACAACGGTGTGGTCACAAATAATCCACCTATTTTGGACTGGTTTAGAACGATCTCCATCACGCCGCCGACTGCGGCGACGGGCGTTTCTGGCGTGTATTGGACACTGCCGAGCGCCACCGATTACACGGCGGGGTTGTGGTGTCTATTTTTTCAGCGTGCGGTGGTAGGATCGGACGGCTTAGACGGTGTCTATCACTACTTCGCAGACGCGGCCGGGAACTGGTCTGTTTATCGTCCGCTTAACCGCTTCGAAGGATCTTCCTACAACACGCTCGTGCGACATCTTCCTGACGAAACGCGAGTGGACGGCAGCGTAACACCTCCCAACCTCAGTGCCATCACACGGCGCGGAATCGCGTATCGGCAAATTTCATCCAGCGCTGGTGCGCGAGCATTTAACCTGCGGGCAGAGTGTGTCCAGCCATTTACTGCTCCACTTACTTTGGTCGGTGGAGGATCGGCCAACCCAATCACGGCGAGGATGGTGGCGCGAATGCTGACCTCTGGCGCAGCATGGAGGCTTGCTTTCGTGCAGGGGCAGGCGCAGCAGGTCATCGCCATGCCCTATCAACTGGGTAACGGTACTATTGAGACCTATGTATACAACGAAGCGCAGGCGCTCGAATATCCGCGAGTTGGAGGTGTGCTGGGCTACACGGTGCTATCCAACAGGCAGGAAATCCGCATCAAGGCAAGTGCGGACGACACAATCAGCCTGGCAGCAGGCATCAAAGGCACATCGCAGCAGCAAGACTTTGTGATCGACCCTGCCAGCAGCACCAGTGCGAGCTATGGATTTGAGGGAACGTTCCTCGGCTGGAAAGTCACCGGGAAAACTGGCGTGCCGCTGGAAGGCGCGACATGGATCGGATGTTCCAAAATCGACGGCAAGGGTGGCAGCTACGATAACTGCACGTTCCGATCTGGCACATCCACCGACGCGGCTTTGCGACTGGAAAACGGCGGCAGCGCAGCAGGCGCGGCATTCGTGAAGGGCGCAGAGACCTACGCCATCGAAATACAAGGGACAGGCACGATCAACATCGCTGAAGCTACGTTCTCTGGCTACACTAAGCCTCTGAACATTCTTGCCAGCAGTGGTACCGTTACAATTGAACTCGGACCAGACGATGCACAGCCCACCTATGACACTGCAGGCGCGACGGTAGTGTTCGATCAAGCCGTCGTGCAGTCAACGGCTAGCGTCGAGTGGACGCAGACTGGCTCGTCGGTACAGGTTTATAATGTCACCAGCGACACTGAGATTTACGCCGAGGCAGCGGTATCAGGAACTTCTTGGTCGCTGAGTTACACCCCACCTACTAGCTTTGATGTAGGTGATATAGTGCGTGTCCGTATCCGCAAGGCTGGGTATGAGCCTATCGAAGCAACAGCTATTGTCGGCAGCACGGGCTGGTCAGTGTTCGGTGATCAGGTGGTGGATCCCCGCTATACCGCAACAACGCTAGCTAACTACACCGTAGACTACCCAAATAAGAAAATCCGCGCTACAGGATCCCGCGCTCAGTTTTTGGCACAGGAAATCGTGGACATCGTACGACAAGCCGAAACCACGCTTGATGGAATTCGGTTACCCGAGTTTGCAGCTGTATCTGGCTTGGTTACCTTGTCATCAGGTGTAAGCACCGCTCTTACAGTAAAACTAGAAGGCTGGCAGCTCTCTTGGGCATCAGGTAGTGTTCCACAAGCTACAGTCAGCGGCGGTAACGTCGTTGGCGGTATTATGGATGATCCTGTTGAGGATATTGTAGGTGGTCCGCAGGTTACGGTAAACTTATCAGCGGCAGCAACGCAGGTAAGTGTAGGGTCTGGTGTATTACCAAGTGATATTACAGCCATTGCAGAGGCGGTTTGGAATGCCGCGCTTACAGATCATCAAATAACAGGAACAACTGGCAAAGCACTTGATAAAGCAGAAAAAAATGCCGCATTAGCTGCAGCGCTCAGTGTATAAAACTAAGATATAATCTGTTTTATCATGATAAATAAAAAAAAAGCTGCAGTTATTAATATTAATAGCTGCAGCTAATTATTGGAATTATAAAATTATAAAATTATAAAATTATAAAATTATCTATAACCTAAGTAAACTTCTCTTACAATATCTGGATAGGTTGTATTAAAGTCATTACTTGTGAGAGTTTGTTTTGTGGTAGTAGCACCAGTCACTACAGTAAAGAGAGATGAAGAATCATCTGTGCATACAACAGCCATTGTTCTACCTTGATAAGCAGTATCTACTCTTAGAGTAGTGCCAGAGAAAGCTGATAAAGTTGCAAAGACACCGTTACCGCTAGCAGGTGATGTAAGGGTGTTAAAAACAATTCCTTTTACTTGTTTACCATTTACGGTTCCTACTGTTAAGAGTTCTACTGTCTTATATGTTCCTGCACTCGATAGAGAGTAGTTTAAGTTTAGCGGAGCGAGACCGAACGCTGATAGTACTTGATTGTTAAAGCTTGTTACTGGCATATTATTATTTATTCATTTGCACCTAATTTTACCTAAAAAATAATAGAGTAATACCCCGGCTTGACTAAATATTTACATGAGGAATAAAACTTACGAGCTTTATATAACGAAAAATAACGTTACAGGGTGCGTGTATGGAGGAAAACATAGCTATATAAATAAAAGAGGTATATATTTAGGCTCAGGATTTAGACTTAAAAGAGCGTTTAAAAAATATGGAAAGGAAAATTTTTCAGTTCGTGTACTTCGTTTACAGATAACTAACGAAGAGGATATGAATATTAAAGAAATTAGACTTATACGTTTATTGAGATATATATTTAAAGATAAATGTTATAATATACATAAAGGTGGTAGTGGAGGAGATTATTATAAATATCTTACTCCTGAGGAGAGACTTGAAGTAAATCTACGTATTAGTAAGAGTAAAAAGTTACAGTATAGTAGAGGTGAAACTGAGGCTCAAAAAATAGGCTATAAAAAGCAATCAACCACTTTAAAAGAAAAAAATAAAAATGATTTAGAGTATCGTGAACGCATGCTAGACGTATGGCGTAATAAAGGTAGAGCTCTATCTGATAGGATAAGGACTCGCGGATTAACAGTTAGCGAGATAGCGCGTAATAAAAATAACGCTATAAAACAGACACGACTTTACGATATATTAATATCGTATCCGTCAGGTAATAGTGAAACTATTACTATAAATTCAAAGAAATTTAAAACAATTTATAAAACAGACGATAGTATGTTTTCTACCTTACGTAAAACTGGTATGTACATAGTAAACATACGACGATCAACTACCAAACATCCTTTTCCTTTAGGCACTAAACTTACAATTTTATATACATAGTAAAAGAGGAGCCCTAAGAGCTCTTCGGCGCTCTTAGGGCTAGATTTGTCGTTTTTAATACTAATCAGTATTAAAAATATACGTTCTGCGTAGCTGGCGAGAACGCGGTACCTAAGCCCTGAACAATAACAACGTGGTAGTAAAGATTTGCACCAAAGATATTATCAACAACGCCGTAACGTGTAAGCAAGCCTACGCGTGGAGCGAAGTCGTTAGGACCAATGGTTCTTTGTACCATGATAGGAATGTATGGGCAGTAGATGATACCTGTATCATAGAACTCCGTGCCTTTATAGCCAAGGAGAGCGTACTCGATACCAGATGTTTGGCCTGAATAATTCAGATTGCCATAAACGCCGGTATTTTGTACTTCTGTACGTGTATCACGATATACCGAGAATCTTCCACCAACAGAACCTACCTTAGCAACACCAACTGGTTGTGTTGAAACGTCGCCTTGAACAGGTACCCACTGGAATTCAGGGAGCATTTCAAGGATCGCGCAAACACGTGGTGTAGCAACGATGAAGTTAGCAGCACCGCGTCTGTTACGAACTGCGATTCTGTTTGCTTCAATGATAAGTTTTTGATAGAAGTCTCTGTTTCTCTCAACGAGCCATCTGCCGTCAGCAGATGCTGGGGACCAGAATGAGTAACCTGCACCGAAACCTGCGTTAAGGGCGGATTGAATCATTCTAACGATCATTTCACGGTCGATCTCAGCTTGGATCTCATACGACATTGCGTTTGTGATCTCAGCATCGATATCGATACCATTCATGTTCTTAAGGTCTTGTTCCAATTCAACGGACCAGCGAGCGCCAAGTCTACGAGTACCAGCTTCAACAGCTGTTTTCTCAAACTTAACTTCTACTTGTGGAATGTTGCCAGTGATTTCAAACGCAGACAAGATTTGAGCAACGCCCTGATCTTGTTGTGCGAAAGTCCAAGCACCAGTAGCACCAGAAAGTCTTTGTGAAGACGAACCAGTGAAACGAGTGTCAAGGAATTGGTAGCCGAGCTCTGTGTTGCCAGTATAACCAGCATTGACACCAGGAATGTTGCCAGCACCACCAGGGGTAGTAGCATCAAAACCAGAACCAAGACCAGTAGAATTGTACTGATAACGGAGAGCGAAAGCGAGACCAACTGGACCGGACATAGGCTGAACGCCTACGATCTCGTTGGAGATAAGCTCAGGAAAGGTACGACGAATCATCGGAATGAGGATCTTAGGAAGACGTGCATCACCAGGAGCGTAGTTGTCACCGGAGTTTACAACACCATTAACTGGGCTGTATTGACCACCTGCGTTACCACCAAACGCGCTGTTTGTGCTTGACTCTTGAACACACCATTGTTCTTGGTTCTCAAGAAGAATAGCGGTGTTTAAGCGTTGGTTTTCGTCTTTAATTTCCTTAACCGAATCGGAAGTATAGTTAAGAACTGGTGCCCACTTCTCAAGAAGTGCTTCAGCTCTTGCTCTATCTACGAATGCTTGTGTCGGACGAATTTTCATATTGCTTTTTTTCCTTTCAAAAAAACTCAGGTCGTATAGACCTCATTGTTCAGGGTGAAATTATTTATACTTCTGTAATTCTGTTATATAAGGGTTATTATCAGATGTTTTTGTAGCAGGTGTCTGCTTAACAACTGGAGCATCAGCCTTTACTTCTCTCTTGGTAAAAGCTTGTTCTTTAATAATACTTATTCTCTCTTGTTCTTTTTTATCAAACAATCTTAAGGTATAATCAAAG